CTGGCCGATCAGCGTAAGGCTGAAACCGCGACCATCCTTGCGGCTCGTGAGGCTACCGCGGCACGCGGCACGGCAGTACAGACGCAGATGTCGATTCAACTGGCCCAGGCCCGCCAGCGCGAGGCAGCGGCCACCGCCGCAGTAGCAACTGCCCAGGCTGGCCTGCGCACCGTGGGGGCCGGCCTGCTTGGCATTCTGGGCGGGCCCATGGGCCTGGCGTTACTGGCCGGCACGGCGGCGGCCAGCTTCCTGCTGCTGAGCAACAATGCCGAACAGGCGGGCGTCAGCCTGGATGATCTGCACAAACCGGTGGCGCAGCTGCGGGAGGAGTTCGCCAAGCTGAACAAAGACCAGCGTGAAGCATCGTTGGTCAAATGGCAGCAGGAGCAGGTCACCGCGACCGACAAGGTCAAGAATGCCTATGGCGATCTGGCGCAATCCATCCGATCGGCTGTGGTCACCGCGCCGGCACGCGACTCGGGCGGCCAATACAACCGCCAGCTGGTCGAGTACCAAGGGCTGGTGGATAGGCTCAACGAAGCGCGCGCGGCAGGCCAAGGGCTTTCGCCGATCCTTCAAGAAGTCGGTAACCGCCTGCAACTGCCGGCCGGCACTGTCCAGCAGTGGGTCACCCAGGCGGGTGCAGTCAGCGATGCCGACCAGCGTTCAGGCCTGATTGCCGAAACGCTGCGGGTGCTCACCGGCGTTACCGAGCAAAACACGTCGGCCACCCAGGCCAACAACGCCGCGAAAGCCGGTATGAGCTCGGCGGGACAGACTTACCTGGAAACGCTGCAGAAGCAGCTGGCTGGCCTCCAGGACAATGGCGATGCCACCAAGGCCGCCAACCGCTACATCGCGGAAAACGCCGACCTCACAGAGACCGATCGCCAGGCGATTCTTTCTGCGGCCAGCGCGATCGAGTCGCAGAAGAAGGCCAACAAGGATGCCACCGAAGGCACGAAGGACCGCACCAAGGCGCTGAAGGATGAGATCAAGGCCCTCGACGCGATAATCGACCGCGCGCTGCCGGAGAAAAAGCGGCTTGAGGATCTGGCGGAGGGCGTGCGCGGGCTGCGTAAGGCCCAGGCCGCTGGCAAGATCACCGCGGCCGAGATGGAACTCGGCATCAAGAATCTGAACACGGCCTACGCAGACCCTGTCTTGCAGAAGCGTGCAGAGGAGGAGAGGAAGCTTGCAGAAGTGCGCCGCAACAGCGCCGAGGCCTATCGCAAGGCGATGGAAGTGGTGCTGCAGACACGACAGGAGGCGATCAACGCGGACGTGGCCGGTGTCGGCATGGGCAACGACCAGCGCGAAGAGGCTGACCGGCTGAATGCGGTGCGGCAGAAGTATGCCGAAGCACGCAGTCAGCTGGAGGAACAGCAGGAAGACGTGTCACGCCGCCTCAGCCAGGACGCCTACCAGAAGCGGCTGGCGGACCTGGCCGACTACCAGGCGCGTGAACTGCAGATGGAGGTCGACGGCTTCGAGGCCAGGCTGCAGGCGCAACGTGACTACCGCAACGGCGCCAAACGTGCATGGGCCAACATCCAGGCCGATGCGGCGAACGTGGCCGGCGCAACCGACGACATGCTCACGACGGGCTTCAACACTGCCCGCGACGCTTTGGCTGACTTTTCCATCAGCGGCAAGGCCAGCTTCCGGGACTTTGCATCGAGCGTTATCACCGACATGGCCAGGATCGCCAGCCAGCAGGCCGCGAGCTCGCTGCTCAGTGGTTTGGTCGGCATGGGCATCTCGGCTGCCGGTAGTCTCTTCGGCGGCGGTGGCAACGGCATGACTCCGGGCTCTGCGGGAGCAGTCTCTTCGAACCTTGGTGCTTCACAAGCTGGCTACGGCAGCGCGTACTTCCCGCAGGCGAAGGGCGGCGGCTGGGATGGCGGCGTACAGTTTTTCGCCAAAGGCGGTGCCTTTACAAACAGCGTAGTGAATCGAGCCACGGCCTTTGGTATGGCCGACGGCGGTCTCGGCGTTGTAGGTGAGGCCGGTCCCGAGGCAATCATGCCGCTGGCGCGCGGTGCGGATGGATCGCTCGGCGTGCAGATGGTAGGCGGAACAGGTGGTGGGTCGACCGTTGTTCAGGTCAGCGTGCCGGTGGCCGTGACGTTGGAAGATCGGAGCTCTGATGGAATGGAGCTGGATAGCACAGCCCTGCAGCAGAACATCCAGCAACAAATGCAAGGTGTGGCTGAACGGGCTATTGCCGCGTCGTGGCGCACCGGCGGTATGAGCTATCGAAACAGCAACGGGAGACGCTGATGGCGATCGAAACTTTCACCTGGACACCGGACGATGAGGCCAGCGGCGACAGCACCCTGCGAACCAGAAAATCGCAATTCGGTGACGGCTACGCTCAGGTTTCCAGCGACGGGCTCAACGGCGAGACCGACACCTGGTCTTTGTCGTTTGGTGGCCTGGCTGACGAGATTGCCCCCGCCGTAGCCTTTATCCGTCGGCACCGTGGCGCCAAGTCGTTCCTCTGGACCAATCCGGAAGGCGTGCTGGGCATGTACCGCTGCGAAACATTCCAGCAGCAGCGAAGGCCTGGTGGTGTGGTGATGCTCACGGCGACCTTTGAGAGGGCTTACCACCCATGAGTTTGATCACCCAGTTGCAGAAGCTGGAGCCGGGATCCGAGATCATCCTGTTCGAACTGGACGGCTCGGACTTCGGCGCCGACCTTCTGCGCTTCCACGGCCATGCAATCCCGCACACGCCTGAAGAGCTGGCAGCGGCTGGCGTCGACGCCGATCAGCTTCCGGCCAAGTCGATCTGGTGGCAGGGCAACGAGTACGGCGCCTGGCCCATGCAGATCGATGGCATCGAAGCGAACTCGGACGGCACCGCCGTGCGACCCACGCTGACCGTAGGCAACGTCAACGGTAGGATCACAGCGCTATGCCTGGCCTTCGACAACCTGCTCGAGTTCAAGCTGACCATGCGTCACACCATGGCGCGGTACTTGGACGCGGCAAATTTCCCCGCCGGCAACCCGGAGGCCGATCCTACCGAGGAAGCGATCGAGGTCTGGTACATCGATCAGAAGGTATCTGAGAACGGCACCATGGTCGCTTGGGAGCTTGCTAGCCCTGGCGATGTTGGTGGCGAGACCATTGGCCGGCAGATGACCCAGCTGTGCCATTGGGCGATGACCGCCGGCTACCGCGGACCCAACTGCGGATACACCGGCTCCTACTTCGACCTCGATGGAAACGCCACGGACGACCCGGCCAAGGACCAGTGCAATGGCTGTCTGGACTCAGGCTGCACAGTTCGCTTTGGCCAGGGCAACCAGTTGCCCTTCGGCGGCTTCCCGGCCGTTTCCCTGATCGCACGGAACTGACCATGCGCAAACACATCCTCGCCGCCGTGCAAGCGCATGCCGCGGCGGAATACCCGCGCGAGTGCTGCGGCCTGATCATCGCCGTCGGCCGCTCCCACAGGTACATCCCATGTGCCAACACGGCGACCGATCCCGCCGAAGAGTTTCGGATCTCGCCGGAGGAGTATGCGACAGTCGAAGACCTGGGCGAGGTGATCGGCATCGTGCACTCGCACCCCGACGCTACCAGCAGGCCGTCACCGCGGGACCTGGCCATGTGCGAAGCAACGGGTTTGCCTTGGTACATCCTGTCCTGGCCGGAAGGCGACCTGCGCACTATCACCCCGACCGGTCACACGCCGCTGCTGGGCCGACCTTTCGTGCACGGCGCCTGGGACTGCTGGCAGGTTTGCGCGGATTGGTACAAGCGCGAGTGGGGGCTGGAGTTCCCGACTTACGCCAGGGAGGAGGGATGGTGGGAGCAGGCAGACGGCCCTAGCCTTTACGAGCAAACCTATGAAGCGGCCGGCTTTTACCAGGTCAGCCAGCCTCAGCGCGGCGACATGATCGTCATGGCCGTCGGGCGCACGGCCCATCCAAACCATGCCGGCATTTACCTTGGCGCCGACGCGCAGTTGCCGGAGGAGGATGCTCAGGTCTTCGGCCCAGGTCCATTCATGCTGCACCATCTGTTAGGGCGGCCATCAGAAATAGTCGTGTTTGGCGGGCCCTGGCTCGACCGTACACGCCTTGTGTTGCGTCATCGGGACGCGAAATTGAGCGGCTAAGCCGCAGGAGAATTATATGGCGCATGAATTCGAAGAAGTCGCGCAAGTAACGATGGACAAGCCAGATGACCAGCGCGACGTTCTTTGTTGGTTCAAGGAGATGTTAGCGGTTACCGAGCTCAGTCCTTCGGTTGTGCTTCCTTTATCTCATTGATTACCTTCAGTGCGCCTTCGATTGGCGCTTTGTAGTAACCAAGCAATGGGCCTTCAAAGCCTGTGGCGTTGCTGTTCAAGTAAATTTCCAGCTGCTGAACCAGCTTTTCTCGTTCAGGGGCATCGCGGTATACAACGGCAGCGAGTGCCTGAACGGTGCGGATCAATCCGAGCTGTAGTGCGTCGTGGCGAGTGAGTTCATTGGGATCAATTGCCAAGGTAACCTCCTAGGTCATCAATGCCCCAGTCCATGGGCTTTCCGGCAACGGACCGGGGCGGTTCATTGGAGGTGCAAAGCTACAATGGCGATATGCTGGCCCGGTACTGGCATTTCATCCACGCTGGATGCTTTGCCAGGTAATGATGGCATTTTGATTTCTTCACGCTGGTGGTAGAGTCCGCCGCATTTATCAAAGGAGTTGAAAATGCGTCAGATCCTCCCTGCAGTCATTGCTCTGCTTGCTCTCTCTGGATGCGCCAACACTGCACAGAATGAAGCCCTTAAAGCTGAAGCGAGCCGCACCATTCCTACGTGTGACAGTGCGGATTCCTGCGAAGTGAAGTGGTCAGCCGCTCGCCGCTGGGTGCTCACCCACGCAGGCACAAAAATTCAGAACTATGGCTCTGACTACTTCGACACCTACAACCCTGTCCAGAACAGCCCGCTTCTGGCTGCTCAAGTGTCGAAAGACGCAATTGGTGGTGGAAAATATGCGATCCAGGCCAAACTTTGGTGTGCCAACATGTTCGGCTGCCAGCCAAACGCCTGGGAAGCGCTGGTAGACTTCAACCGTACAGTGGGAGCCGTTGGGAACAACTGAAGAGGGGTGTTATGCGAATTCTGATCGGTGCGCTAGGGCTGTTGTTGGCGGGATGTGCAACATCTCCGGTCCCGGTGAACGAGGCTCAGCAGGCCCCGGCTAGCAGAGTCACCGGTTATCAGGCGGAGGTCAGCGGAGGTGGTCAAATCATCGTCACGCGCGACAGCGGATTTCCGGGTGGGGGGTGCTACGCAACGGTATTCATCAACGGTGAACCGGTAGCTAGGCTTAACCCTAAAGAAAAAGCCCACTTCAACGTGCCTGCCGGCGAATGGGTGGTTGGTGCTGGACTTGCAGGCACGGCTCTGTGTGGAATGAACGCCGAGCGCTTAGAAGCAGAGGCTCAAATCAAGCCAGGTCAGACCAAGAGGTTTCGAGTTCACACATCTTCAGACGGAGATGTGAGCGTAAGACCAACAACTTTCTAAGAGCCGCCTTCGGGCGGTTTTTTTATGCCCTGAGGAATCTATGTCTGTATCAGCAGCGCATTACGACCCGATGACGACAATTAAGCTTTCTGGATCGCTTGCACAGAGGTTCGGGCGGCTCCATCGCAGAAAGCTTGAGGAAGGAACAACAGCTGAAGCTTTTAGCGCCCTGAAGGCGACTCTTGATGGATTCGAGTCCGAGATCAAGCGTCTCAGTGGAATGGGTATGCGTTTCGCGATTTTTCGCAACCGTAGAAACGTTGGTATGGATGAGCTGGGAGTTCGCGGAACCCGCGAAGTGCGAATCGTACCGGTGGTTGAGGGCAGCAAGCGCGGTGGTGTACTGCAAACCATCATCGGCATCACCTTGATTGTCGCCAGTTTTTTCGGGGCTCCGACCTTGCAGATAGGTATCGCGCTGGTGGCCGGCGGTGTCATCCAGATGCTCAGCCCCCAGGCGAAGGGCTTGTCCCAAAGCGCCGCGCCCGAGAACCTTCCGTCGTATGCCTTTGGCAGCGCCAAGAACACCACAGCCAGCGGTAACCCCGTCCCGATCTGCATCGGTGAGCGCCGCTGGGGCGGAGCAGTCATCTCCGCCTCCATTGAGGCGCAGGACAAAACATAGAGCGAACTCAGCAAACAGGCCGCCTCCGGGCGGTTTTTTATTGCCCGGAGGAAAGCATGGGCGCAGCAGACCACTTGGAAATCACCGGCGCAAAGGGCGGCGACAGCAAGCCCAAAACTCCCGTCGAGGCACCGGATAGCCTGTCGTCGACGAACATCGCCAAGATCCTGCTGGCAGTGGGCGAGGGCGAGTTTGACGGCACGCCGACCGATCGAGACATCTACCTCGACAACACGCCCATCATGGATGCCAGCGGCAACGTGAACTTTCCGGGCGTGAAGTGGGAATGGCGCCGCGGCACGGTTGAGCAGGACTACATCCAGGGCATTCCATCGGTAGAGAACGAGACTACGGTCAACGTCGAGCTGCGCAGCGACAACCCTTTCACCCGGGCGCTGAGCAACACCCAGCTGTCTGCCGTGCGCGTACGTATGGCCTGGCCGCGCCTGGCTCAGCAAGACAGCAGCGGCAACACCAACGGTTACCGCATCGACTACGCAATCGACATCGCCACCGATGGCGGCGCCTACGCAGAAGCGCATTTGGGTGCCGTGGATGGTAAGACCACCAACGGGTACCAGCGCTCGGTCCGCGTAAACCTGCCGGCGGCGACTTCCGGCTGGATGCTACGCGTTCGACGACTCACTCCGAACGCCAACAGCGGGACAATTGCCGATACGATGTCCATCGCCGGCTACACCGAGATCATTGACGAGAAGCTGCGCTACCCGAACACCGCGCTGCTCTACATCGAGTTCGATGCTCAGCAGTTCCAGAACATCCCGTCGGTGACTGTCAAGTGCAAGGCCAAGCGCTGGCCAGTGCCGAGCAATTACGACCCAGCGACCCGCACCTTTACCGGCGTCTGGGACGGCACCTTCAAACAGGCGTGGACCAATAATCCGGCATTCGTGACCTACGGCCTATGCGTCGAGGACCGCTTCGGCCTGGGCAAACGCATCAAGTCGTGGATGGTCGACAAATGGGAGATGTATCGCATCGCCCAGTACTGCGACCAGCTGGTACCGGACGGCGTAGGCGGCCAAGAGCCGCGCTTCCTGTGTGACATGAACCTGCAGGGTCGTGCCGAGGCCTGGACCCTGCTGCGTGATCTGTCGGCCATCTACCGGGGCATGGTGTACTGGGCCCATGGCTCGCTGTTCATGCAGGCGGACATGCCGCGCGCGCAGGACATCGACTACGTCTTCACCCGGGCCAACGTCATCGATGGCGAGTTCGTCTATCGCGGCGCTGAGCGCAATACGCACTACAGCCGCGCCCTGGTCAGCTACGACAACCCGGCCAACAACTACGACACCGACGTCATCCCGGTCACCGACCTGGCGCTGCAGCGCCGGTACCGCGATCGCCCGATCGAGATCTCGGCCATCGGCTGCACCCGCGCCTCCGAGGCTCAGCGCCGCGGTAAGTGGGCGCTGCTGAGCAACAGCCAGGACCGCACCGTCACCTTCAAGACCGGCATGGAAGGCCGCATCCCGCTGCCAGGCTTCGTGATCCCAGTGGCCGATGAGTTGGTGGCTGGCCGACCGAACGGTGGCCGGATCTCGGCAGCCGCCGGGCGCGTCGTGACCCTGGACCGTGACACGCCGATCAAGGCTGGTGACCGTCTGATCCTCAACCTGCCGAACGGCACCGCCCAGGCACGCACTGTGCAGTCGGTCGCCGGTCGTGCAGTGACGGTGACCACCGCGTATGGCGTTCAGCCGGAGCCAGAGCTGCAGTGGGCGATCGACTACGACGACCTGGCGGTACAGCTGTTCCGAGTGCTGAAGACCACTCGCACCCAGGAGGGCGACTACGAGATCACCGCGCTCGAGTTCAACCCGAGCAAGTTCGCTGCGATCGACACCGGCGCCAAGCTGGACGAACGCCCGATCAGCGTGATCCCGGTCAAGACTGTCCAGCCGCCGGCTAGCGTGTCCCTGACCTCGGCCTATGCCGTGGACCAAGGCATCGCGGTCAGCACCATGACGATTGCCTGGCCAGCAGCGCAGGGCGCAGTCGCTTATGACGTTGAGTGGCGCAAGGACAACGGCAACTGGATCCGGCTGCAGCGTACCGGGGCGACTTCGGTTGACGTGGTCGGGATCTATGCCGGCGCCTACCTGGCCCGCGTGCGCGCTGTCAGCTCATTCGACATTACGTCGATTTGGAAAAGCTCGACGCTCACCGAGCTCAAAGGCAAAGAAGGTGCACCGCCCGCGCTCGCTTACCTGCGGACGAAGTCGGAGATTTTCGGCATACGTCTTTCCTGGGGCTTTCCAGAAGGCGCTGGCGACACTGCCTACACCGAGCTGCAGATGGCATCCGAGTACACCGGGCAGAGTCCGGAGGAACTGGGCCTTCAGGCCTACCCCACATCCGGCTACCTGCACAGCGGCATGGCTGCTGGTGTTGTGCGGTTCTTTCGCGGCCGCCTGGTGGACCGCACCGGCAACATCGGGCCTTGGACAGATTGGGTGCACGGCCAGTCGAGTGCCGACGCCAACGAGATCCTCGACTACATCACCGGCAAGATCACCGAAACGCAGCTGGGCCAGAACCTGCTGAGCGAGATCGAAAAAATCTCCGGCACAGGGCCTGGTTCCATCAATGAGCGGATCGAGGGCGTTGCTGAAGACCTGAATGAGCGCATCACGGTTGGCGACAACGCGCTCCAGGGGCAGCTCGACACCCTACAGGCGCAAATCGCAGATATCGCTGGCGCTCCCGACTGGGAATCGGGCAAGTCCTACTTGGCGGGTTCCCTGGTCAAGCTCGACGGCAAGATGTATCGGGCCAAGCAGGACGTACCAGCCGGCACCCCAGTGACCAATGGCGCCTATTGGGAGTACATCGGCGATTACGCCTCGATCGGCGATATGGTCGCCGCGCTGGCCGTGCGGTTGGACGGGGTCGAGACCAGTGTCGAGGAGATCAATGGTGAACTCGCGGCCGTGGCTTCTCGGGTGCTGGGGGTTGAGGCCCAGGTCAATCCGGATATGGCCGGCGGTAACGATTGGTTTGCTGGCGGCGCAGCCGTGAAGGCCGGTACGTGGACCGTGTACTCCGCCTTCGCTAATGCAGATCTGGCCATCGCGCGCCAGGTTGATGAGGTGAAGGTCTCCGTGGGCAACGTTGAAGCCGCGGTATCCCAAGAGAGCTACGCCCGCGCAACTGAGGACGAGGCTCTGGCCCAGTCCATCACGAAGCTTGGGGTCAAGGTTGACGGCAACACGGCAGACATCACGCAAGAGGCGTCAACTCGCGCGAATGGTGACGAGGCACTCGCGCAGACCATCACTCAGATGGGCGTCCGGGTTGGCGACGCGGAATCGAAGATCACCCAAGAGAGCGTCACACGGGCAACGGCCGACACGGCGTTGGCGCAGCAGATCACTCAAATGGGCGTTCGAGTCGGTGATGCGGAATCTGCCATCACCACCGAATCCACGACCCGGGCGACTGCCGACCTTGCGTTAACCCAGCAGATCGTTAAAGCCAACTCCCGGATTGATGATGCCGAGGCGTCCATCACTACCGAGATCAACACCCGCGCTACGGCTGACGAGGCAATCACTCAATCGATCACCCAAATGGGTAGCCGAGTGGGGAATGCTGAGTCGGCGATCAGCCAAGAGGCGCTGACCCGGGCGAACGCCGACACTGCGCTGACTCAGCAGGTGTCCTTGGCCAACTCGCGCATCGGTGATGCGGAGGCATCGATCGCCACGGAGGCAACTACCCGGGCGAATGCTGATAGCGCGCTGTCCCAATCGATCACCCAGGTTGGTGTTCGTGTCGGCAATGCTGAGGGGAACATCCAGGCCATCAGCAGCGCCCAGGCCAGCACGGATGGCAAGCTGAACCTGATGTACAGCATCAAGCTCGGGGTAAACAGCAATGGCACCTATTACGCAGCGGGCATGGCGATCGGCATCGAGAATACGCCGAGCGGGATGCAATCACAGGTGGTGTTCCTGGCCGACCGGTTCGCCGTCCTGCAGTCGATCAATGGGGTGCCTCAGGCGATGTTCGCTGTCGAAAATGGCCAGACCGTCATCGCCTCGGCGTTCATCTCGAAGCTTGCCGTGCAGAATGCCATGGTGGGTAACACGATCTATTCGTCTCAGGTCACCAATTGGGGGCCGCAGATCATGTCCCAGGACTTCACAACAGGCCGGATCGCCATCCACCACCCGACGATGGCCAATACCTACACCGAGATGGATAGGAACGGTATCAAGGTCTACATCAACGGTGTTCTGCGCGTGAGGATGGGCACATGGTAACCAACGGGAGGAGGCATGCCTCAGGGGCTTCAGATTTTTAATGAAGATGGCAGCGTCAAGCTTGACACAAGCACTCTGCTTGGCCGGGTGATTGGCAGCGTTCAGGTGGCGGCTGGGCAGGCATCGGGGACCATAGCGCACGAGCAGTTCTCGCAAGGAGCCAACCGGCCATTCCTCACCGGCCTGTTTGGGCTGGGTGCGTTCACCGGCTCGGTGCTGGCCGGGCCTTCCTTCAGCCAAGTCACGTACACGGCATCTGGCGGAATGATTTCTTGGTCACGGACCACCAATCAGTACGACAACCTGCCGGCTGGCACGCTGTACTACGGGGTGTTCTGATGCCTACCGGATTTCAGTCTATTGGGGACAATGGTAATTACCAGATCGACAGTTCGTTCGCGAGTCTTGCATTAGTCCGCTCCGGTTCTCTCGCCAGTCAGCAGTACACCAATGGCTCCACCACTAACACTTCGCCAACTCGTGTAGCGATCACGCTAAATAGCGATGAAATTTTGGCGATCGCTTGCACGGACTTATGTGCATTAGGGTCACTGGTTGGAAACACCGCATATGTTTACGTGAGTGCCGCTGCTGGCCGAGTGGTTGAATATTTCATCTTCAAGCCCGGTTCGGCTGGCATGTCTAGTTCAGGGATGCAGGTGTTCAACGAGGTCGGTTCGATCACGTTCGATTCAGGTTGGAAGCTGTTTGATGTCAGACATATCTTCGAAGGATACGGGTCGGTGTCCCTTCCAGCCGGCAGGAAGTATGCCTTTGTGCACTCCCAAATCGGCACGCAAGTCTCGTACAACAGGGTAGTGAACGGCATCCCGCCCAACTCTCTGGTCAGCTACATCAGGAGGACCGCGTTTTCTTGTATGAGCATCAACGGGCAGACTTTGGTTTCGCAGTTGGCCAACGTTGATGTCGCGGGCACCACCCCATCACCCGGCAATGTTCCAGCCCTGAGCCAGACCCTGTCGAATAACGTAACCCCCCAATTCTTGATCATTGACGTCACAGGATATTAGGAGGCCCGATCATGGCCAAACAAACGATCAACTTGGGGACAATCCCTAATTCAGGACTGGACGGTGACGACGCGCGCACCGCCTTTACCAAAGTTAATGAAAACTTCGGCGAGCTTTACACTGCCATGGGCGGTACGGGCGGTACTGTCAGCCCCAAGCTGACTGCCATCGCGAACTCCGTGTGGGCGGCCAACCAACTGCTGATGGCCAGCGGGCCGAACACTTTGACGATGTTGGCATCTGGCGCGACCGGGCGCTCACTTATCGCCGCTGCAGATGCTCTCGCTGGCCGCAATGTCCTGGGGCTGGGCAGTGCCTCCCTGTTGGTGGCAACCACGTCTACCACTGATGTCACGGCTGGCCGATCCCTGCGTGTGGGTGATTCCGGTCTCGGCGCTGTTAGCGCGGTGGTCATCAGCGACGCCAACCTGAACTTACCTACCGGCATGTTCCTGCTGAACACGGCCGCCAACGGCGGTCTGAACGGCCCGACGATGGACACCTTCGTGGGCGCCTGGTCGATCGCTAACTACAGCGCTAACGCCACCTCCGGGTTCCAAATTGCCTCGCCGCAAACGGGCGTAGCAGCCAACAAAGGCCGGTTGTTTAGCCGTCAAGTCTTCTCCGGCACCTGGTCGGCGTGGGTCGAGCTGGTCACTGATGCTGCGCTTGGCGCCATAGGCTGGGGCGCTAAGGGGGCGACCGGGTCGACTCTCGTAACGGGCACCGATCTGAACACCATGAAAGTGCCAGGGTCGTACGGCCAGCCTGCGAATGCCAACGCCACTCTGGCCCTGAACTACCCGACCAACCAAGCCGGTACGCTGTTGGTACAGGCCGCTGGCGCGAACATCGTCACGCAGCAGTACACCAACTACAACTCCGGGCGGACGTGGTTCCGCTCGGCGTACAACGATGTGTGGTCCACCTGGAAAGAGATGCCGTCGATCCAGGACTATGGCCTGGGCGCGATCCGCTCCGGTGAAGCCACCTACTACATCATGCTGCCCTCTACGCCGAACAACACGGCGGCGACCGCCTTCATCGCGGCCAACCCTACCGATGACCAAGCTGTCGCGCATCAACCCGTGGCTGGTGAGGAGTTCGGCGGGGTCCACGTTTCGCGCCAACTGCGCCCTGCTCAGTTCGGTGTATCGGGCCGTGGCGCCAATGCCAAATTCTTTTATCGGGGCTACAACAGCTCCACGTCTGCGCTCAGTGAGTGGTTCCAGGCCGCGAGCGTGTCCTATGTGAACTCGCTTGGTTTGGGAGGCGTCGGGGCGTTAGTCACGGACATGAACTCGCCGGCCGTGACTGGCATGTACCGGATCGCTGCTAGCGGGGCGAACCTTCCTGAGTCTGGCCAGAGCTGTTCTTTCTGGCACATTCAGCAAACGGCGGCCATTGCGTCGCAGATTGCGCTGGTCACTGCCAGCAACAAGGTGTGGTGCCGCACGCTCAATACCAGCTGGTCCGCCTGGAAAGAGGTGGGGGCCGACGTTGCCCAGAATCTCTTGGCGGCTAACGGTATCGGCACAAACGCTTCCCCCTTGGTCACTGACTTGGACCTGGCCGTCACCGGCGGCAGCTACCGGTTTGCCAACACGGCCTCGAACAAACCTGTGGGGGCAAGCGGCCTGGTCTACGTGGCCTCCTACGCCGCTACTTATGTGGCGCAAATCGTAGTCACTGTCCAGGCCACGGACGCCGCGTTGTATAACCGCATGTTCAGCCGAACCATGAACCAAGGGGCCTGGGGGCCGTGGAAGGAGATCATCAGCGAAACCAACCTGCCGCCGATGACTCTGGCGGTGGCGCTGACCGGTCTGGTTACTACCACCAACAGCGCAGTCACGGCGGCCGACACTGTCCTTGTGGCCATGGGCAAGCTGCAGGCTCAGATCAACAACATCCGCACGATTCCCCTGACCGGGTATGCCGTGGGTGCCAACTCCGCGGTGGCCGCTACCGACACCTTGTTGGCGGCGATCGGCAAGCTCCAGGGGCAGATCAACGCCACCCAACCGATCAGCAGAGGCGGCACCGGAGCGACGACTGCTGCGGCGGCGCGTACTAACCTGGGGCTTGGCTCGGCGGCCGTGGTGGATGTGGTGGGCGCTGCCGCTTCGGGCGCTGTGATGGAACGGGGCTCTAGCTCAAACGGCGAGTACATCAGGTTCCAAGACGGTACGCAGATCTGCTGGATTCGAGCAGCGATTGGCGCGGTTGGCACAAACGCCGCAATCGGAAACATCTTCTTCTCTGCGGTTCTCGGGTTCAACCCATTCCCCGCTGCGTTCGTAAGCCCCCCCACTGTGACCTACAGCATCGCTGCGATTGGCGATGGCACTCTGTGGTGTTCAGCGGCGGGCGACTCGACGGCCACGACCCCCTCTTCAATCTACGCGGTATCCCCGTTGAACAGCACAAAGGGGACTGTCTTCTATGGGTACATTGCCGTTGGCAGGTGGAAATAAAATGAGAATCAACCTATCCCCCGTCCGACTGGACGAGCAGCTGCTACTCGACGTCGAAGGCGATGTCATTATGGCCAACGGAGAAGAGTTCGACTTCTCCCCGTTGCCTGACGGTGCGACGCTCCCGCGTCCGGCCATCCTCTCTGACTGGTTCACGGGCGATGTGTCGCGCATCGATGGCGAGCTGCACTTAACGATACGTCTGCCTTGGGGCGCCAACGCACCGGAGGAGACTCGGTTCCCCGTGCCGATTGTCGTCGCCGAAGACGGTAGCGTAGAACTCCCCCTATACGATATAGAGCCCGAGGTAGTCGAAGATGAGCAACATCGATTGGAGTCAGGTGGTGACGAAGGAGATGAAGGAAGCCCAGGCGCTGGAGGCGCTGAGGACTCAGGTGAACCAGGAACTCCAGAGCAGGAGGTCGGTAGCTGATCAATCGATCGCGCCCTTGGCCGATGCGGTTGAGTTCGGTGAGGCCACCCCGGAAGAGGAAGCGCTGCTCACTCAATGGAAGCAGTACCGGATTCTCCTGACCCGGGTCCCTAAGCAACCGGGTTACCCCCAATCAATCGACTGGCCCGTCCCCCCGACCTAATTGCCACCAAACCCCATACACCCCAACCGCCGCCTGGCGGTATTTTTTTGCCTGGAGAAAACCCATGCCCTTCATCGTCATCAACCGCACCAATGCCCTCGACCCGATCCGCACCGTTGAATTTGCCACCGAGGCCGAGGCGGATACCGCAGCCCGGGAGCTGCTGAAGACCCAGCCTGGCGCCGAGGTGCTGACCGCCCAGCTGATAAATCGCTACTCCGCGCAGGTGCGCGTAACCGCACAGGAGGCGGCAGACATCGCGCCCGAGGCACCGGCAGAGGAGGGCGCCCAATGAGCACTCCACGCGGCGTCCGCAATCGCAACCCCGGCAACATTGATTTCAACCCGCGCAACGACTGGCAGGGCCAGATCGGCAAGGAACCTAGTGGCCGCTTCGCGATCTTCGACACCCCCGAGAACGGCATCCGCGCGCTGGGCAAGCTGCTGATCAACTATCGCGGCAAGGACGGCATGCCCGGCGTGGGCGGGAAGGGCATCGACACCGTGCTCGAAACCATCAGCCGCTGGGCGCCGAGCAACGAGAACGACACCCAGGCCTACGCCGCCGCCGTGGCCAAGCGGATTGGCGTGCGCATCACTGATCCGATCAACATCAAGGACCCGGCCACGCTGCGCGGGATGGTGATCAGCATCATCATCCACGAGAACGGCGGTAGCCCCTATCCGCCGGCGATAATCGACGAGGGCGTGCGGAGGGCGCTGGCATGAAGTCATGGGCGATCAGGTCAATGTTGCTGCTGGCGCTCTTGGGATCCTACTGGATGATGTACCAGCACGGCCGGGCGGTAGAGCGCGCCAGTGCGGAAGCAGCTGCTGCAAAGAAAGACAGTGGCGATCGGCTGGCCGAAGTGATCGGCGAGCGCGGCGCTCGGCAGGAAGAACAACGACGCGCCCAGGCGCAGGAGGAGGCGCGAGCCCATGCTCAGGAAGAACGAACGATTGCTGATGCTGGCGCTGCTGGCGCCGATGCTGCTGGCCAGCGGCTGCGCGACGAAGCAGAAAAGCTCGCCGCCACCGTCAGTTGCCCCGGCACGGATACCGCCGCTGTCGCCCGAGGCCAGGCAGCCACCCGCGCCGCCATGGTGCTCTCCGACTTGCTCGCACGGACTGATGCTCGAGCGGGAGAGCTGGCGAAAGCTTATGACCGTGCCCAAATAGCCGGGCTGGCGTGCGAAGCGTCCTATAATGCGCTGATCAACTGATCGGAGCACGGTGGTGGAGAAACGAACGTTCATTGGCCTGGTGGAGGCGGGCGAGCCGCTCATCAAGCAGGCGATCGACGCCATGCGGCAGTACCACGCGGCAGAAGCCGCCGGGCTACCAGCCGCAGAGGTGGAGCGGCTGCACCTGCTGGCCGAGTCGCTGTTCCAGGCTGTCTCCGACTACCAGCTACGAGTCGTGGCCCAAGCCCGCGGGAAAGATCTTCCTCCATTGCACTAGATCCGTTGATCGGCAATTGCCCCCGGCGGGGCTCGCCTATACGATACTGTATCTTTATACAGTGTTGGTGCCCCATGTACTTCCTCCTCGTGCGCCGCCGCGTGAATGGCGTGGCCATCCCCTCCGATCAGCTCAGGAAGATCAAGCCCCTGCGCGCCGACATCCACATCGGTGACCACCAGAGTGAGCCACTGGGCCGTGTGGCGACCCAGGCTTGGGTATTCAACCCCACGCCTGGGCCGGACATCATCCCGCGCCTGCATGACGCCAAGGTCAACGGCATGGCCCAACTCGGCATGAACATCAATGGAGTAGAAGACATCGACGGCGTGCTGTACGCGCAGTCGTGGTGGTGCAGGGCGGAATGATGAGCAGATTGCCCCGGGCCTGGCTGGCCGAGCTTGAAGACCAATTTGCCTTGATCACCGATCCAGACGGCCGAGCCGCCGTGCTCGGCGAGATGGCCCATGCTGCTCGTCGCCGGCAGGAGGTCGGTGCCGAGGACCTGACAGACATGCTTGAGCTTGCTGAGGCGGCCAGATATTGGGCACTGATGGAGCACGAGGATGCGTATCACATCGGCTTGTTCATGTATGAATCAGCGGGAGAGTGGGGAAGGGACGAGCCAGGACGGATCGTGGTCGGCAGAACGCCTGGGACGGGTGCTTAAGCTGTCTAAAACTGCGCTTAAGCTACTCGGGTTTACTGGGCGAAAGTCGGTCCAACTCGCCAATGCATATTAGACAGCCCCGATGCATAGGCCGCGATATGCGAGGTCTAATTTAAATTTCACCATACTGCTACAATTGTGAACATCCTGATCTTGCGCGCTAGCGCTTGAAGTATGATTGAACACTCCACAATACCTTAAAGTAAAAGTTGTAAAGGTCATAGCTGGCTCCTGTATTTCTGGGTTAGTTCATCGATTGTGCTGGGGGTATTTCGAGACTCATAATAAGTGTCGCTTGTTAGGTCTAATATCGTTCGAATGAAACCGCCAAATGTCCACATCGGCAAGGTTTCATCAGCCTCAGCTGCCTCCTCCTGCTCTAGGCTAGCCATAATAGGGGAGCATTTTTCAATGTTTTCTATTAGTTCTTTGAAATCATAGCCGGCCAAGCGGATTTCTTCTAGCAAACTCGAAGCGTCAGTGTCTTGAAATTCGCGTTCGGGAGAGTATCTTTTCCATAATGCAAGTAAGCTATCTGCGCTTAGTGCGGGAGTGGAGTTGGAGATATTTTGATCGTTAAGAATATCGTTAGTGATTTTAGATTTCATCTCCTTGATCAAGTCAAACTGCTCATCAGCAAGCTCGATCAAAGCGCTCAATCGATTAAGCTGTCTCTTGATCTGTGGTGGTACATCATTTTCTTTTTTATAAAGCAGTTTATGGCTAATAGCTGCCCATGCGTGCATTAGCATTGTTCTAATCTGAATTTCTGCTTTGAGGCCGTCCAAGCCCCTAGCTCCGGGGTGTACAAGCCAGTCGTCTCGAAGCTGAACTATATAATGGCATGAGGTATATCCAAATTGATCCTCGTTTAAAGTGGTTCTCTTGTCTTCTTTTTCGAGAATTTTGAATTCTCGCTCAACAATTTCGCATATCTTGCTGATGTCTTCTTGGTAGTAACATATGACCCGTAGTCCGCATAAATCCTCAACTTGTTCAAGTGGCGAGGAATATCTTTTCTTTTCAATCTTGTCAGTCAGCGACTGGTCGTCTTTGATTCGCGACTCTACTGAGAAAAGCGGGATGGATGCTTCGCTAATTGTGTGAGTTAAAGCGCTTTCTATGTTTGACTTGAGTCGCTCTAGCTTCGGCTTCAAGTCATTGTAGAGTTGGATGGTGGTGGTCAAGGATGATTGCTCCATGCAGGAATGCACGCGATTAGTAATTATCAACCAAAATTGAGGCTTTGCTGGCCATAAATTTTTTCAGCAATATATTTTTCATACTCTTCGCGATTGTCTGAGACTGTTGCAATGCCAATGATTTTACCAATCTGAGTGCGCAGCGCCTTGACTCCCACTTCGGAAAGGAACATGTGGACCTTGTCTCCCTTCTCCCCATTGGCCTGCTTGCTGGACTTAGCTAGATCGAAAACCTTTCCTTGGCTTCGAGCAAGTGGCTTGTAGATGTGGTCGATAGTAAGATACTTAAATTCCCAAGGCCTGCCGCGCTCGGGCTTTGTCAGTCCGTACAAGCGGTACCATTGTTCGTAGAGCTCAGGTGAGAATTCTTTTTCGTACTCACGGGCCTCTTCACGTACATAGACCTTGTAGGCTTCAATGACGTCTTCCTTGGTACGATCGTAGCCCGCTAGAGCGTAAACCAGGCCTTGAATACCAGCTTTTGCAGAGGCCCCAAGTATTATCCGCGCTTGGTCCACGATTCGCTGATACCTATGCTCTGGAGTCAACTCGCCGCGGCTATTTGCCATGATCAAGGCTTGGCAAATATCGATCAGCAGTCCAACCTCGTACCCATTCACTTGGCCAGGAAATTGGGCCGTCGCTCCCGCATGGTCACCCTTAAAAATCAAGGGGTTAGCGATCTTGTCCAGTATTCCCGCTCCCAAGGCTTTTGATACGACTATGCCGTTCGCAAATCTTGGAAGAGCACTTCCGCTCGAATCCTTGTTCAAGAGGATTTCAGCCATGCCTCGCTGGCTAATTACAGCTGTTTTATTCGAATCATTCAGTACATAGCAATCGACATCGATGCCGAATGCATCGAGAAAATTGCCCTTGTGAGTAACTGACAGACCCCATCGAGCGGTTGCGGCAGCTTTAGCTATGGCCGAACGATCAGACGCTGAGAGCGCCTGAGCTCTAGCTCTACCTCCGACCGCTTTGGACTCATTTTTCTTAGTCATGCAAGCACTCCGCTCGTGGATATGCTTGCATCCTAGCGAGGGCAATTGCCGAATGCAAGCATAGATTTTTTCTTCATGCTTGCATTTCTGGGATTAGAAATTCACTAGGCCATCCATCAGCTTTGGTGTTGGATCATGTTGCCCCAATTGCCGGGAGCTCTTCAAAGCCACCTAGTCAGCGTGAGTGAAAAACGGTCCAAAACAAAACGGGCCCCCTCGCAGAATGTGGCCTGTAGCTGTGCCGTTTCGTCTTTGTTCTGCAGTCGCTCTCGCCGCTGGCGTCGCTTGGATCTGGTACTGGCAGCAGGGTTTTGAAAACCGCTACCGGGCGCCAAGTCTGCGGCAAGTGGGCGGCCGCTATCCACCCATAACTGCTTTTCCCGGATGGCACTTCACGGCCAGTTGCTGTCGAACCTAAGAAATCAGGTGCGACAGGACCCGTTGAAACCGCCCCGACCCTGAGATGGCTCATCCCAGCGAACCGGACGCGGACGTCGCAAGGTCTGCTCCTAACCTTACCCGTCCGAAACTGACCTTGAGCGTCAGCACAAAGTTGCGCGGCTCACGTAACAAATAATCTAATGTCATCCCTTGGTAGCGAAGCGCGCTGATTTGTGCGGGCTTACTTGTCAAACATGTGCCTTCCCCACAGACAAAAAAGTGCCCAAGCCATTTGTGTATGGGGCTTGGGCGGTTTTTTCGTTAGTGCTCCAGCGCAATCGTGTTGCGCGCGGGCTCGTCGCTCGTGTTACCTGTTGTGGTTTACGATGTAAGCTGCTAGCTGCTAATGGAGAAGAGTAGTCATCCGTTCTTTAATATATTCGAGACTTAGGAATGAGGTTTCCAACGAGGCGCTGTAGGCCAATATGCTATGATTCACGAATGTTGGCTTCTTGTATAAGCACTTGCCAGGCTCATGGTTTGTGCAGAATTGGCACTGCGGAATAGCCCTGGCGGCACATAGATTAGGTAACTCGCCAAGCTCTTTAATTACCTCTTCACAGAAAACCTCCAGCAACCACTTCCCCTTGCAAATCTTTAGGAGATCATTCCAGCACTCGTTGAGCCCAAGAGAACGGCCGAAGTCTTCTAGTGATTCTTTTTTGGCTTCCAATGCTTGCCGAAGGTTTTGTTGAAGAATTGATTTTATCGAGGTTCCATACCCGAATAGTGCTTCGTAGTCGCTCTCGCAAGCGTTGCGCAGAGCCTCCAGTGAAGTTAAATACATCCACATTATCGAGGAACGAATTCGATTGAATATTTCTTCAGGAAGCTCGGGTGAGATTAGTCGATTCGTGGCGCGGGTGAACTGAGGTAGCAGGTATCGGATGACCTCGGCTGATGTATAATGGCTCTCAATTGAATAGTGTGAGAGCATTAGTATCGCCGGATCGGCTGGCACCTCGCCACGATAGAATCGCGCATCCCTGTCAATAATGCCTAAGATGTGTTTTTCCACCGGCAGATCATCAGCAGATTCACGTATTATTTCGATATTCTTTATTACGCCAGCGCAGCCTGCTTCATTGCAAAGTATATTTTCGCTCGCGTACACCTCACAGTTCAACGAAATGCTGTCTGAAATGCGCTCGTAGATTGGCACGTCATCGAAGCCCTCTACGATAATGATTGGTGACCCCATGATAATGGAAAGGCTTAAGAGTTCGTCAGCAGCGTATTCTAATGGCGTTTGACTCATGGCTCAGTCCATTTTACAGAGTCGGGTTGGGCTCAGCTTTACCAAGAGTTTTGGTCTCCCTTTAGCAAGCATCGGGCTATGAGATGCGACGATGATTTGCGTTTCGGGTGCTAGGTCTTCCAATAGGGAGATCAGATTTCGTTGCCATGTGGGATTAAGTGAGATCTCAGGTTCGTCGATTATAAGCAGGTCTCGCTCGCGTGCCACAATGACGACAAGGGCAAGGAACGTAAACAAATGCCGCTCACCACTGGACATTGACTCAAGGTCATGTGATACACCGTAAGTGCTTACCCTCACCCCATCTTGTGTAATGCTGAGCTCTTTTTCTGGGCCTAAAAAGTCATTGAATGTATCGGTAAAGATGTTGATGGAGTTGAGTAGCTGCTTTTCGAGCTTGAGTTCCTTGATCATATTCCAGATCAACTGACAAAGCATGTTGTTGCTGGTTATTTGCTTGACGTCGTCTTTGTTCGAGATGCTACTTAGGATATTGATAATTCTTTGTTTGAAGTTATTCTCCGGGCCGTCAATCAGTGCTTCAATTATCCGTTCTTTTCCTGCGATGATCTGAGTATCCAGGTCGTCGGGAATTGAAGATGGCGAGTTAGAATCTCCGCGGGTATCAATAGCTAACGCCAATGTGTCAAATAAAGCATTTTGAATTTTTTCGGATGCGTAGCTTTTGGCGACACGATAACGATCTAAAAGAAGGCCTTCAATATTTGCTATATTAATGTTTTGTAACATCGAATGCTGCTGCTCTAGCTGCAGTTCGCTGTTTCGACTCTTTGATCGCAGGAATGACTGCTTGCTTCGCATTGCGCTCTGGCGATTTAAGTATAGTGCTAAGCGCTCGGACAGGTCTTGCATTGCCTGTCTGGGCATTTTGATGGTGTCGTTGTGCGTGCTAAAGAAGCGAACCACATCGAAGGTCTCGATAGAGAGAGTTTGGGTGGGGACACCACGCTCTACTCCTAGAGAAAGAGACGAAATATCATTTAGTGGTGATTCGTCAAATTCCGTCCAGTCAAAATCCTCTAAAAATTCTGGGGACTCATCATCCGTCGCTAATGTGTATCTTGATACTGTTACTGTTTTCTCTAGGTCGTCAGCACTTACATAAACTATTGAGACGGAATATACGTTGTTTTTTACAAGTGCGGCGCTGTTTTTGCTAAGCACGGCGTGCATTAGTTTGAGGAACGTGGTCTTACCGCAACCATTGTCTCCAAACAAAATGGATGTTTGCAAGCCGGATAACTCAACAGAGGCACGTCGATTTTCAGCTTGGAAGCCGTCGAAGGTAATTTCCTTAAGTATCGTTCTCATGTCTTTCCCTGAGACAGTGATGACTGCTGTCAATTTGCCACACTTGCTGTCATGCCTCAAGCGGGCTGGCGCATTGCGCTATCCACCTCGGTGGGAGCAGAGGTCGCGGGTACAAAAATTGTAGTGGCCGATCTTGCAGGGTTATAGGGCCCTCGATATCAAAGTCCTTGAGATGAGTTAGTCCCAAACCATCACGTCGTGATCGAGCACTCTCAGGTCATGGCAGGACCCTTGCTGGCCGGTCGTGCGGCAAGATAGGCCAAAATCACATAGGCGCATGACGCTCACCTTGTCTGGGGATGGTTATCCGTGCGACGGGTGGGGCCGAGTCTAGCCACGTCGAGCTTTCCTAGCTCGCCTCTCGGGAAAGCAGCGACTCGCAAAACCTCCGCTTCGGGTCGATAGCGCACAGTTGGCGGTACAAGAAGCGATACCAATTTTGATACCACTGATGGGGGATTGAGGGGGAGCGGAGGGGGGGTGGACCCAATGAAATCAACCATTTACCACCGCCCAACACCACTTAAAAACTGCATGGTGATGTTAGCGGTAGAAATCAAAGTGCTTGTCCTGCGGGGGTTCCAGAGGTGTATTTAGGCCCTCTTGTCTGTGTTGGGCCAGTTCTGGGCCAATTCGACTCGGGGCGGCA